AGCTCAAGATGCTTGATCCAGTAGGCACAGTTGTTGAGCTTTGGGACATTAAGGGTGCTCAATTAAATAGTGCTAACTTTGGTGACATTCAGTATGACGATGAAGGAACACCAGCTGACATACAGTTAGAAATTCAATTTGACAACTGTGTATTACAATATTAATTTTATTTTGCTATTTTAAAAAAGTTTTATCAGCCTAATTATAAATAAAATAATATTTATTAATTAGGTTTAGTATGACAACAAACAATAGCAATAATCAAAGCGTTTCAGGTGAAAATACTCAAGCTAGAGTTTTTAAAAGAGCAGAATCAATTGATTTAAGTGCAAACACTCTAGGTATTGTAGGTCCTTCTATGCTAGGACCTGCATTTGTGCCTCAAACATTTAGAACTTATTCAGAAAATACAGCTTCTAACGGTATATTGAATACTTATGAAAATGTACACGGAAGCTTAGACGACATGTCAGAAGTTTATCCTGCACAATTTTCAGTCTATGAATGGTTTAATCAAGGTGGAAGTCAAGCTTCCTTTGTTAGAGTTCTTGGTTTAGGTGACGCAGGAATAGAAAACGAAGAAGGTATTGTTGAAGGTAGCGGCTTTGAAGTTGGAAAACAGATCATAAGTGGTTCAAATAATAAACACTTTATAGGAAGTAATCCAAATTCAACAGGTAATTATGAAGGTAAAGTTAATTTTATAGGATGTCAATACAATGATGACAATTCTATAACAAATAATCCAATTATAGTAACAGCTCATGCTGATTATGTTAGTCAGATAAGCGAAGATAACAATGATGATGTTTTTCTTATTAACGACGTAGTTTTCTGTCCAAGTGGTAGTCAATTATTATTGCAAACAGAAATTGCAATAACAAATAACATATCAGTAGATAGAATTAGAACAGACTTACTTCAAGCTGAAGATTTGAATCTTGTATCTAGTAATACATTAGCCCAAGACCCGTTTATTTTCGTTAAAGACTTAGAAGCTATAGAAAAAAATACAATTAATAATTATAACGATGATTTTAAACTAGATACCATTGTTAAAAGACAGTTTAATGAAGACTATTTTAATTACGATCCTGAAAGAATATTGGAAAAAGGTCATTTAAATTATGCTTCATTTTATCAAAACCATAGCTTTTTAGAAAAATCCAGAACGTTTATAGTAACAGGTAGTAATGCGAGTGTAGATTACGAAAACTTTAAAAGTATTTATAAGACTGCTAAGACGCCTTGGATAGTAACGCAGCCTTTAAATAGAGAAGGAATAGCAGATAATAGACAAAATCTACATGAAAAGTGCAAAAAAATATTTAGATTTTTTGCAATAACAGATGGCGAAAGTGGAAATAATTTTAGAATAAGAATTACACCTCAAAGACTGGGTAATTGCTTATTGAGACAGTGGTCAAAATTTAAAGTTCATGTTTCTAAGTACGTTGAAGATAGTAATGAGTTTGTTGATATTTTGTCTTATGAAGACTTAGACTTAAATCCAAACAGTAAAGACTATATTGCAAGAGTTTTTGGTGATGAGCATGAATTTTTTAATATAGAAACAGGTAAAATTGAGAAAAAAGGAATTTATACGCAAAAAAATAATCATCTTAGAGTAGAAATGAGTGAAAACATAGAGTTTGGCAAACTAAAAGATTTATATGAGTTAATGCCATCAGGCTTTATGCCTTATCCAAGACTAAATACTACTGACTTAAGTTTTAATAATGATCCAGTTTATCAAATGCCTATTAATTACATATGGTCACTTTTAAGAAGTGCTGGAGACCATACAAATCTTGAAGAAGAAAATAACAGATATTGGGGCATTTGCTTTGATAACACTCGATTAAAAGAATCTCTTATTGAGCCATTAGAAGAACAAGCACTTAGACAGATTGTTTTAGTTAGAAAGCAAAGCGATGATGATAATATACGAAACTTTAAATTTTATTCTAAGTATTTTCAAAATAACTTTAACTTTACTAATAAAGCTAAAAATGTATGGGTTACTGATTTAGAAGATAATAACGAAGATAGAAGTAATTCATTTTTTCACTTAGAAAAAATACTATATTTGCCTAGAGAGAATGGCAACTTTAGACTTGAAAACTGGAAATATGCAATGTATAGAAGAGATGGGAAAAATCCAGTAAGTATTGCGACTCTTCGTAATGGCACGAGCAAATTCAAATATTTAAATATAAACGAAGCTTTAACAAGTGACAGCGAGTCTGATAGTGATCACTCAAAATTTCTTTCATTTGATTTCTTTACTTATGGTGGTTTTGATGGTGTTAACATATTAGATAATGATAAAAACAAATTAAATCAAACAGCTTTTTTAAGAGAAATTGATGATGAAACCAATTCACAAAAGTTTAGCGGACCAACAACTTTTGCTTATAGGAAAGGTCATGACTTGTTAGTTGACGATGCAAATACAGATATTGATTTGTTATGCTTACCTGAAGTTGGTCACAACACTTTTAATAAACAAATATCTGATATAGCAAATTCAAACAATAGATATCTTGCAATTTTAAATGTTCCAGATTTTATAGATGAAGGATTATTTAAAGACTTTGAGGACTTTTACGAAGTTAATTTGTCTATAGGCGAAGGTAGACAAAGACAACAAATTAATGATAATGCAGACTTTGATTTTTCTGCTGACTTGTCAGTAAATGAAGCTTCATCAATGTATTTTAGTAATAAGCTTACTTTAAATGTATGTAATATTATAAGTGCTTCAATTAATAAAGACAACATTTCAGATAATAAACTTGTTTTAATGCCTTCGTATATTGCAATTAAATCTTTTGCTAGAAGTTTAAACTTGCCACCTGATAGCTTGTATGAATTTAATGCAAGTGATATTGACTTGCTAAGTCTTTGGAATGATGACTTTGCTGATTCAAACAATAACAACTTCAGTAGAATTATTAAAAATTCACAAGATTCTAGAAACAATATAAATTTTGTAATAAAACACACTGGTAATGACAATCAAAACTTATTAAAACTAAATTCAGCAAATACAAGTATTTTTACTAGAAACAGTCTTAATAGATTATCTAATAATATTAGAATTATGTTAGATATAAAAAAGAACATTAAATATAGATTATATACTAGCAATATTTTATTTGAAGTAAATACTAGTACTGAAAATAAAAACATAGCAGTTAATATATTATTAAATAATATACTTTCTAGGTATAAAAACGATGGTATAATTAAAGATTATTTTGTCTCTCTAAACACAGGATTATCAGCTAAGAGTAGATTAGAAAAATTAAATAATATCTTAAGCGGCAAAGTTGCTATTTCATTATTTGGTAAAGAAGATCGAGAAATACAAGAGTTTACTTTGGCAGATATTATGAATACTGTACAAAATAATTTAACAGATATTAATAATCAAGATATATTATATGTTGACGTATAAAACAATTTTGCAGGAGAAATAAATGAACAAACTAGATGAGCCTATAGATCCTAAACAGCTTGAAACTTCACAGATGAAAACTTCTAATGTTGCAAGAGATGATTTTGGAATTGATATTCCAGTTGAGTCTGTTCCTCTTCCATCAAGAGGTGTTGTCTATCCAAGCAATAGCTCACTTTTTGATAAGGAAACGTTAGATATTAAGCCAATGACTGCTAAAGAAGAAGACATCTTGATGTCAAGAGCATATATTAAAAATGGAACTGTCATAACTAAGCTTTTGGAAAGTTGCCTTGTCGATAAGACAATTGATGTTGACTCTCTTATACAAGGTGATAGAAATGCTCTTATGTTAGCTTTAAGAATTACAGGTTATGGTGCTGAGTATAATATTGAAATGCCTTGCCCTAAATGCGGCAACACAACAGAAGCCGAGTTTAATCTTTCAGAAATGCCTATTAAGAGGCTTGATGTTGAACCAACATTAAAAGGTGAAAACGCTTTTGAGGTCCAGCTGCCTGTAACAAAAAAGACAGTTTTAATTAGATTCTTAAACGGCTATGATGAAAAAGAGCAAACTATTATTGATGAAAGAAAAAGAAAGTCTGGAATCATGACAAATAGCACTGTGACCGATAGGCTTTCAAGGTCAATCATTTCAGTTGGTGGAGTAACAGATAAAAATAAAATTGCTTTTTTTGTTAAGAATATTCCTGTTAGAGACTCTCTTGCATTAAGAAAGTTTTTAGATAACCAAGAGCCTGGAGTTGAAATGAAAGGTCATATGACTTGTAAGTATTGCTATGAGGAGAGTGAGGTCGAGATTCCAATAACATCTCAGTTTTTTTGGCCTGACAGCTAATGACAAGCAAAGTATCTTAGAAGAGTTTTATATTTTAATTACACAGTTAAAAATGACTTATAAAGATATATACATTATGCCTGTCTGGAAAAGAATGTGGTTTTTAAGAAGGTGTTTGAAAGACTTACAACGCAAAAAAGATTATAGTGATAGTCAATATAGTGGCAACAATTCAAATTCTCAAAGTCAAAACTCTGCAAAGAAGATATTTAGTTAATATTATCTAAGCATTACTTTGTTAAAAAAGGAGGTGTTATCTTGGCCAATGGAGATCCAAAAAAAGTTGCCCAAAAAATTATCGATAAGGGGTTTGAGCAGCTCAAGCCTGAATTGAAGCGCATCGGAAGATCTCAAATCGGAGGTCAAGCCTACGAAGCTATTCAAGCTTATGATGAACTTGGTGACACTATAGCCAAAGTTCGAAGGGAAATAGAGGGACTAGAGTCTGTTCAGAGAGATATACAAAGAAGATTTGCTGGTGTAAAAGAAGGGACTACTCAATATTCATCACTTAATGAAGAACTCGCCGGTATAAACGATAAGATTGCTACCCAAACTCGACACCTCGATAAGCTCGAGTCGAAAAATGTGGGGGTAACTAAGAGTTTACCTAAATGGGCTGAAGCTGAATCTAAAGCTACTAAATATTTAGGCTCTTTAGAAAGGCAAATATTAGGTGTAAAAAACTTAATAGCAAACAATAAAGAGTTACAATACACGCTTGGTGCTCTTGCAATTGCTTCAGGTGCTGTAGGTAAAACATTCAAATTTGCAACAGGAATTATACAAGGTCTTTACAAAGGAATTAAAACAACAACAGAATATGTACTAACGTTACCTGTTAAGATTGGAGAGTGGGCTGGCAAAATAGGTAATAGCATACGTCAAGAGCTTGTCGAAGTAATAGGTCAAGCTGTAGAAAATACAAAAGAGTTTTTTGACTTATCAAGCAACGGCGGGTCTGCAATGTCTCGCTTAGGAAGTATTGCATCAGGAGCATTAGGTTCTTTTCAAAGTGTAAATAGTGAAATGACTAAAATGTTTGGCTTTGGCGCTCAAGGTGCATCAAACATGATTCAGCAGCTTTCTCAAGGCATAAATAGTATGGGAGTCTTTTCTGAAATCTTTGCTGATTCAACAGCAAAAAGTGGCAAGTCAATTGAGTTTTACTATAAAATGACAAAAGGTTTAGGAATGTCAGCTGAAGATACAAAGTATATTGTTTTAGAAGCTGCTAAAAATGGCGAACATTACTTTGCAACAATGACTCGTGTTAAAGAATCAGCTGACGTAGCAAGCAAAGAATTTGGAATAAATCGCAAAAGATTATCTATGGGCTTTTTTGAGCTTAGAAAAGATATAGTTAACTTTGGCCATCTAACAGAACCTGAGCTAATGAAAGTTGTAGGCAAAGCAACACAGTTAGGCGTTGAAGTCAAAGAACTTACTGCAGTTTTCGGCAAATTTGATACTTTTGAAAGCGCAGCGCAAAGTGCTGCAATGCTCCAACAAACATTTGGAATGAATGTTGATGCTCTTAAGTTAATCAAAGCTGAAGATCCTATGGACATTGTTGAAATGTTTAGAGAGTCAATGCTTATGACAGGCAGATCATTTGATGATCTTAACAGACACGAAAAATCTTTAATGGCTTCTCATACAGGCATGAGTGCTGAAGCTCTAAAAACAATAATGAACTTTAGAAATCTTGGCAAGTCTTATGCAGAGATCAAAAAACAAATGAATGATCAAAAGCCTGAAGAGAGACAAATAAGAGCAATGAAAGACATGAAGTCTTCATTTACAGAAGTTAAAAAAGTTATTGAAGGAAAAGGATTTTTTGAAAACTTCTTAGATGGTGTTAAGACAACAATTAAGTATAATTCACAACTTGGTAGAGCTTTTGTCAAAGTTAGTCAAAGAATGGAAGACTTTTATGAAAAAGGTTTGTCACTAAGCAAAAATCAAAAAAGACAAATGGACGCTATTTTTAAGCCTTTCACAAATATTCTTGACAATTTAATTGGACCAAAAGGACCTTTTAGTAAGAATTCTTTTGACAAATTAAAAGATGGCGTTTTGAAAAACCTTTCTGAGTTTGTTGAAGATATTTTTGGTGATAAAACAGGAATGCGCATGAACTTGCTTGAAGCACAAAGAAAATGGCAATCTAGAGTAAAGGAAATGCTTACATTTGATAACATAATGAAAGACCAGACTTTTATAGGTAAAATATTTAAAACAACAGGCAAAATAGTCGGTACAATTGTTCAAGCCCTTGTAGTGGCAATACCTTCTATAGCTGAAGGTTTTGCAGCGTTAGTTAATGGAGGATTATCAGCAGTTGATGAATTTCTTTCACCATCTAATAAAGGATTTAGCAGTAGCATTATGACGTGGCTGGGTCTTGATGCTGATCAAAATAAGGAAGTAGGTCAAGGTCTTGCACGCGGTTTTAAAGAGTTAAAAAGGATATTTATTGGTGACGGAAATCAAGAAGGAATTATAACAGTAGCATTTAACAAAATACTGAGTATTGCTTCAAATATAGGCACTAAAATACTTGATGGATTTAAAAATAACAAAGGTGCTATCATGGAGCTTACAGATCAGCTGTCTTTTGGCTTTTTTAATAAGTTTATGATGTTTGCTTCTAGAAGTCCTTTATTTAGTTCATTAATATCAGAAGATGCAGCAAGATCAGCAGGTAAACAATACTCGCAAGGTATAATGAAAAGATATAGCGGAAAAGAAGCTGCTGATGCTATATTATCTGACGCAAAATATGGTAATGCCATTGGAGATCTTGATGATGAAGGTCAATATAATATTGCAGGAACTTTAGGCGGATATGCTGATATCTTGTCTCAAAAGAGAAAAGTAGCAGGTTATACAGCAGGAGCCAATACGTATGACGCGTTTCTTCGAGCAAATGAGCAAGGTGAAGGAAAGACGGGGTATAGCGGAAACTTAACTACAGTTTTATCAAATATTGCAGAGAGGCAGTCAGCCTCAAGCGCTTATATTGAGAATAGTACAGTTATTAGACGATTATTTGGCTCAAGTTCAAAAAAACTGTCCCAAGCGCATCAAGATTTATTAACAAGTATGAAAGGCAAATCTTCTAGTAAGGCATATACATTAGCAGTTCAAGGTGTAAAAAATCAGCTTAAAAAAGTTGCTGAAGAACAGAATGGTATTTTGGAACAAATCGCTAAGCAAAAACAAGCATCTGAAGCAGAGGGGTTTGGAGTCACCGCGGCCGCTGGAGATCCTCCACCTCTTTTGGAATTAGACACTAAAGGTTTTAAAGTCAATCGTAAAGAGCAGATGGCAGGATTAGATCCAAACAAAGGCTATGCACCTAATACAAATCTCGACGGCAGCACGGGATCCATGGTGGGGAAGAAGAGGCGCGAAGATCCTGATAATATTAAATATACGTATGGCTTTAAAGTATCTCAAGCAAGTATGTCGGCTCAAGATCGAGAGAGATATTTGGCCGATTCGAGCGGAGGCCTCTATACTAAGGGACTCTTAGAGTTACGTGGTGATGATAGACAACTAACAGACGGTTCAATGGGAAGTCTTAAGTATACGAAAGCGAGTGGAGAACTGATGAAGGCTATTCAAAGTTTAAGTGCAGATGAAGCTTTAATAGGTAGAACGCTCGGTATTTCTAAAAAAGATATGGAAATATTGATGAATAGTCAAGAGGCACATATTCAAGAGTTAAGAGAATTATATTTGCAGTCAATTGGAAATCAAAAAGGCCAAAATGATGTAATTATAACAATTGATGGCTACGAGATAGCATCAATAATTGAAAACAAACAGAATGAACAGCAATTTGATGCTTCTAGACACAAATCTACAGCACCTACCAGTCGAGCAGATTTACGCAACACTGCAGTAAGCAACAAATAGAAAGTAATTAATATGCATAAAATCGATACGAGAAATTTAATTTTTAATGATATGCGATTACCAGAATTAATTTCGCAAGCATTGTCTAGAAAAATTGATAAACCATATGAAGAGATATTAGAAGCTGTACAGAAGCTAACAGAAGAAAAAATAGACAAAGTTGAGAAAAATTTTGGGCAGATAGGTCAAGCTAAAGACATAAGTATAGATAACCCAAAGGACATTGATGATTTTATTGGTGTTAATAATGTTATAAAAGGATAAGCACGATGCCAAAGTATATATTGTCTCCTGACGGATCTATTAAAGAGGAAGGCAAAAATGAGCCACTTCGCGGCAGCGATATTACTGACTTGTCAAAAGAAAAAGTTGAACAAGCTGGATCTTTTTATAGCAAAAATACTGAAAGGGCTAATTTTACAAGAGCCGTTATAGAAACTGATGTCTTTGTTGGAAGTGTCAGCTTAAATAAAGTAAGTTTTAACAATCCGCAAACACATATTACAGGTAATGAAAACGTAAGTGTAGGTAATGACAAATTTGTTTCTGGCGATAGAGGTGATAATTTTCTTGCAAATCCATCATTTGGAGGCGATGTTCCTATAGAGTATCATAGAAATTTTAATAATTACTTAAACACTAACTCTGACGATCAAAAAGTTTTTGCCAAAGAGCTTGAAATGATCTCCGGAACAGCATTAGGCTCTGATGCCGGCGGCTTTTCTGACTTAACAAAGTATACAATATGGATTGACTATATAATAGAAGCTGCTGCTTATATTGGCGTAATAGAAACAATACTAGGCGCAGAAAAGTTTTTTATTGATTTAATAGCAAAAGCAGGAGATACAAAGTCAACGCATCAAATTGAACAAGATTTTCAAATGGAGCTTGGAAACTATGGTCCTGTAAACTATTCTGCGCTAACAAGATATATTCATGAAGTTTTAAGATATCCAAAAAACAAAGACTCCAAATCTGGACTTATGGGTACTTTCGAAAGGCTCGGCGCGTTTTACGTTGGATTTTCGTTTTTTGTCAATACATACCCAAAAATATTTTTCTCAAAGTT